TTCCAAGGCAACAAGTCCAACCCACAGCGGGTCGCCAACCTGCGACAAATAAGTCTTTATGCTTTGCTTCAGTTTTGTTTACCTCTATTTGTGCCTGTGCTATTGTGTGTACTTGTGTGGCAATCTCGTGCGCTATACGTTGCTTAGTATCAGCGTCAGGTATTACCTTGTCTAGTATAGTTGTTACTGGCTCTATAAGCGCACGAATGATTGACATTACTTTCTTCCTCTAAGTTCCATAACTGTGTCTGATTCCCAAATCCGTAAACCCATCCAAACAATCGTAAACAAAGATGCGACTGGTGGGAGCCAAGCGGCTAAGGACAACACCCCTGTTGATACTGCCGCTATATCTAACATTTCTTTAGTTTCCTCTACCATGATTAAATCCCTTTAGTTAGTAAGTGGTGTCCACCCAGTGTTGCCGGTAGTTGATGTTTTAGTGTAGAGATTACCTTCAGCATTGGAGTCAGTACGTAAGTACAAAGAACCGATACTTGCCGAAACATTCCCGTTAGGTGTTCCTGAGCCTGTACGAATAATTGAGTTAGGTATATGAGTACCTGACAGTAAACCATTAGGGTCAACAATATCCGTTAGAGGAATAGTCTCACAACCAGATATAGACACTATACCAGACGTTAAGTCTGTCATGTCCATAAACTTATCAGTACCTCTGTGGTCTTGGTTGTTAAAGAAAACACTTGTAATGTTATCCTTAAGGTCTACACCAAAGAAATCATCGGAACTGCTGTGTGTCTTCTGTGTGTGACAAGAGCTGAATGTTAAGTTTTCAATATCAGAGAACGTACCTACAGTACTACCTATCTGTAAATCGTTTACATAGGTATCTGTTGCTGAGTTAAAACGAACACCAATAAAACCTGAACGGTCTGCACAACGTAAACGAACTACAGGTGAATGAATAACATCTTCAAGGTACTCAGCCGCGTCATTAGTTCCATACTCACCACCTAACTGATAGTAAGCCACCATACGGTTAGTAGCGCTTGTCGCATTATCCCAAAGCATTTGAGTGTTGGAGTTTCGGTTAGAGTTAAAGTTAAGAACAGTAAGGTCACTTGTCTCTCTTATAACAAACGTATCCTTAACACCACCACCAATCGCCGCTACAGTTATAGAACCATCGACTATAGTAGGAGGAGTACCATTATCAATAATAGACACATTTGACATAGTAGACAACCATAAGCCGTCTCTGAGCATTCCCCATCGCTTGTTGTTGGAGCTTTTAAAGTTAGTTAGGTTAAACGAGCCTAGCTTCTGTAACTTTAAACCTGAACCCTGTGCGCCTGCATCTTTGTTTCCGTTAATAAAGAAATCAAATAAAGAAACACCGGATAAACCGTTAGTTCCATCACCTATTGTTAAAGCAGGTACGTCAGGAAAAGTAGGTAGTTTCTTTAGTGTAGCCTTACCTGTACCTGTGCCTTGTAGTGTTAGTTTACGAGTTACAGTCAACTCATTGTTAATCATACAGGTAGATGGGAAATACACATAAGAACCTTCAGGAGCGCCATTTAAACACGCCTGAATAGCTGTAGTGTCATCTGTAACACCATCACACTTTGCGCCGTAGTCTTTAACAGAAACAAGCTCTGCTCTGTTCGTTAGCCTTACTATTTCATCGGCACTATTCTTGGTATATAGTTCTTTATCTGTAACATTGACCGCCAGTTCCGCTAACTCTAGCTCACCAACCGCAGGAGTATTGCCACCGACTGTACTATGCTTTGTAATTAATTTAGTAGGCACAATGCCCTCCTTATGTTATAGTAGAATAGACAGGCATAAAACCTAGACTAGCACCATCTTCGTTAAATACTTCTATCTTCTTAGTAACCGTGCCTAGTGTCGTAGCTGAAGCAGAGTTACCTACGTGTAGTTTATCATCACTAAGTACTCTTTCTGCGCCACCAATGTTCCCAGAGACTTTAACCGTAGCGTCTGAGTAGGTCACAGTAAGCTGACTGTCGGTAGTAGACCACTCTCGTATTCCTCCTGCAAAACCCGTAGGGTCATATATAGTACGTCCTACTTCAATAGGTTTAATACCGTAGCCCTCTACAACGGGTTTAGTCATCATCAAACTAACCGAGCAGTTATGATTAGGATAGAAGTCAAACGTGTTGTCGTCGTCTGGTAGCGGTAGTCCTGTCTCTGGGTCTGGTGGAGGTATCTGAATACCTGTATACTTACGTAATCCATAGTATATGTAGGACTGAATGAGCTTGCCTAAGCCTGTCTCAATCAGTGGATTACCGTTTACACCTTGTTCACCCGCAGGTACACTCCCAATATGACAGTTAGAGTTGATATGCTCAAATACAATAGGTCGTCCTTTGTAGCAACCAAACTCACCAGTAGAAAACTTTAAGGTCTGAGCTTCCAAAGTGCCCTGTCGTGTAAAGTGTAACAGCTTTGTATATGCACCTTCTAAGTACAGTTTGTTACATACAAAAGTGGCTCTGTCCATAAGGAAACCACCCGCCGCAAAGATAAACTGAGCGTTAACTGTCGTCACAGGACAGACATCTTCAAACGTACCTGATGTACCACTGTATGTTGCAATCTTAGTACAGAAACCTTGTCCGTAGGTCTCAGCACCCTTTACTAATACCCTGTCACCTACTGATACAACCCCTGTGGTTGACGTTGTAAAAGCAGTGCTACTTGCAGTTGTACTAAACGTAGCATCTTCTGTAGCCTTACCACCTGCAAAGAAAGCCTCTACGCAGTTAAGGTCGAACGCCTTAGCGTAAGCATCCTCAGCACATTTGTTTACTCGTAGGATACCTACAGCACAGTCATCAAAACCGTTTACGTGTAGAAAGTTCCACGCTTGGTAACATTTAACAATCTCTAAACGTGCGAACCAAGTACGAGTATATGGCAACACAGGGCCGGATGGTGGGTCATAGTCTTTCTCAGCTTGAAAGAACGCCGCGTGTAACTTAGTTACGTACAGGTTTTCAAAGTATCCGTTAAGTGCCTGAATCGGCCCAGTTCCGTCTTGCTGTGTTATAGCAATTAGGTTAGGAACGTAATTAACTTGACCACCCATCGCGGAAGTACCGCCAACGGAAGACAACTCAAACAACCCTTCAAAGCTAGAGTAAGCCATTCCTTTAATATCAAACAGAACTCTGTATTTTGGGCCATCGGGGTCATCTGGGTCTACAGGTTGTCTGTCCCCGCTTCTTCCTGTAATCTCTGAAAAAGTAGATATGCTGTTCTTAGCTTTAAAGCCTGCTTTCTTACCACAGAGTAAACGAATAGGAACACCAAACGCTACTGTCTCTGAAACTCCGTATACCTTTTCTTCTAAGTCAACAGTACCACCACCGTTAGCCTTAACATCAACTATCATAGCTTTAATAGCTACGATGTCGTCAGTAGTACCGTTGTCACCCACAGCACCATAGTTACTAGGTTTAAAAACTTTAGTGCCTACCAACGATATAATCTGGTTGCTTGCATCTTTAGTGTATACTTCTTTGTCAGCAAGATTAACCGCTAATTCACCTACGGCTACATCACTTGTTGTCGGCTTAGTGCCTGCACTGGAAGTATGCTTTGTTATAAGGGAAGTAGGCATTGTTAATCCTCAGTAATTACTTTGCTCAACCCAAGGTCAAACAAGCCGCTAGTAGGTTTCACGTTTTGGTCTGTAAGAGAGACGTAAATCAAATCATTGTCAATAAGAGCATCATAGTAGTCTTGCGGAAAGTTACCTGAACTTACCCAGTACTTTCTGAGACCTTTTTTAAACTCAGTAGTAAACATATCCGAAGACGTTAGAGCTTGAGCTTCGGCTTTATCGCCGTTAGCTACAACTATAGTTGCAAATACACTCATTAGATAGTTACTCCTGTTTTAGCGGCTACGTATGCTTCAGCTTCCGCAATGTCCGAGGCATTAGATAATACGCCTCTAACAACAAGGCTGTATATTCTTCCTTCTAAAAAACTACCAGATGCGTTATTTTTAGCACCTACGTTTAGTTCGTAATCGCCGTAACCAATAGTACCTTGGTCATTTGTTTTAACTTGCTCCTCTACACCATCTACACGAATAGCGGAGTAATCGGTAGCTGAATCACTTAAACCTGTTACGACACTTGTTACAGGAGGGACGTATCCAGAAGCGTTAGCATTAACAGTTAAATTTCCTCTAGTAGTCCAACGCCACACATCGCCGCCTACTGGGCCGACTTTAAAAGCACCTGTGTTACTACCAACGTTGCTTGAAAGCTCAACGACAATTTCACTAGCGTCTGCTTCTTTTCTAGCACCTGTGAACACAGACACACTATTAGTACCTGTAAAATCAACAGTACTAGCTGTCTGATAGCCGTCATCAATACCATCAAACTCTAAATAGTACAAACCGCCTACATATTTAAGAACAGCACACTTTGATAAAGTAGTTTGAAAAAGGTCGTTACCGTTGCCTGATTTATCCACTAGCTTGCCCACACGGTTTACGTCAAGAATATCTCCTGATGTCCATGGGATAGTAGCGGTAGTACCGTCTTGTTGGAAGACTGTAGACAGGTCGGAAGGGTCATACCAAGCACCCTGCTCGCTATTAGCAAACAGGTTTATAGGTTCCCATTCAAATGTGTCGTATGTGTTTGTTACGCCTAGTCTGTTTACACCTAAACCATACATGGCTTACACCATATCGGTAATGTAGGCAGAACCTGAAGCGCCTGTGGTAATTACAGCAACGTTTTCTCCACCATATACGTGAATATACTCAATAGTATTCGCAGGGAGATAAGCATCGGCAATAGTTGCAGGGCCAATAATTTTATAGAAACAGTCAACAGTGGCGACAATACGGGCAACACGAGCGCCTGCGCCTATACTGTTAGCGGCATTAGAAGTGCCTGAGATAGTGATTTTAGAAGTGGTAGTGGGACGTAGAACTTGAATTGGTTTAGCATTTGCATCAATTGTCAAAGTAGTCATAATAGTTTTCCTATGTGTATATAAGAAGGCGCGAAGCCCGAAAGTAAAAGGAGGCTCCCTTATGGAAGCCCCCAGTTTGTTACTTAGCCGTTTACAGCTAGAGAGAAGCCTGAGTCTGGACGAAGACACTTAACGCCGTACAGAGTATCAGCAGTGTACAGAGTGCTTAAGAACTCCTGCTTGTACTGAGTCTGTGAACGGATGCCCTGCTGTTCTGCAAGAACGTAAGTGTCCTTGTGCAGAAGCTGTGCTGAACGAATACGTCCACCTGCGTCATTATCTGCCGCTTCTTCGATGATAGGACAGTTAGTAGATACCATGATGTCGATACCATACAACTCACCAATCTTACCGTTCTGAACGCCCTGAGCATTTACAAAGTCAGAAGACTGGTAACGGTCAACACCCATGATAGCGTTACGCAGTGAAGGTGGGATTACAAAGCAACGGTCGTCCATAGGAACGTCTGCATCATCCATCTTCTGAATCAAGTTACGGAAAGCTGCATCGTTAAATACGTCAGTCACTGCAACAGTGTCAGCCGCATAAGCAGTGAGAACACCTGTAGCCGCGTCAGGATAGAAAGAAGCAGTGTTGACGTAAGTGCCAGTGTTGTTACCTAGAGTCTTAGCAAGGTCAAGAAGGTCAGTGTCAATCTGCTTAGCTAGTGCATAGCCTGCGTCATCGGTGTAGAACTTACGCAAAGAAGAAAGAGCCTGTACTTCAACAATGTCTTCAATGAAACGTGAGTACTCGTAGTGCTTATCAAT